TTATTTAGTTACACAAATCAGAGATTTAAATCTTTATAAAACATTGTTGAACTAAAATCATCTATTTGTAAATTAACATTCTTAAATTGATGTCTAGATTGAAGAAGTGTAAGAGTGGGAAATCGCATAAGCTCAGTTTCTGATAATCCCATCTTAAGTCTCATCTTAGTAATATCAATACGTTGGTGCAAACTAGGATGAGAAAACAAATCAAGCAAAACACTATCAACGTCTTTTTTATAATAAGCAATCACTTTCTTAACAACACGATGATAGACGAAACTAATAAAATTGTAAGCATACACATTAGTGCCATAAGTACCATAAGCATGCCCTATAGTAGCCAATAAGATGTCAATAGGTAATCTATGTTCAACATTACCATATGCTATCTTAGTAATAAACTTGCTAGTTGGACGAAAAGGCAATATCTTACATGCTGTTTGATCTGCTATCTTAATAGAACTATGAGATATAAAATAATGTTGCAAAAACACAACACCAGGACGAAGAACTTCTCCATACGGACCAACTTCAGACAAAAATTGAGTTTCAACTACATTACGAATTTCATGAGAAAAATTCGCAACGAACCTTGCAAAAGCACGTTCCCCTAACACACTATTAAGTTTTCTGGGAACACTTATAACATGATCATCTCCATAAACAACTATACGAATTAAACCTTTTTTTCGAGCCTCTAAAATTTGTAAACGATACTTACCTCTAAGAGCTTGAGCTATAAGTAAATAATATGCTATACCAACACACCATGAGTCACCATGAGATGTCGAATCACACCCTGAAGGCATACCACCAACCATAGTGTACCATCGACCCATAGCCAAATGAACTATTTTTATATCGAGAGATTCCAATGTGAACTTCATTAACCGATCAAACAATTTCCGTTGAGGCCCACTGAACTTAGGATCAATATAACGATAACCCTCAGAAATATATAACTTCAAAAAGAAGGACTGAATATGCTTATCCAACTTTCGAAAGTCACCACTACCAAAAACTTGATCAGGATTATCATAATGTAAATACTCAGCTATCGCCTGAGCTCCCCCAGACCACCAATTATGCCCTATACGAATAACATTACCTCGCTCCAAATTATGGCGTAATGATGAAACAGCATTAGCATACCCATTAGTTTTGATAAACGATATACCATAAAACCGACATTTATCATGAGCACTATCTCTATCTGCTTTGCTTGGTTCAGCCCAAGTAGAAGCTACTTCACGCTTACTTGTGAAATTCGTAGCATCAAATGGTATCTCAACATTCTGATTAGAAAAAA